AGGCCGCCGTCTCCATGTCGGCGGTTTTAAACTGCAAAAATTCAGATCAAGAGCTTGCGGCGGACACGCTTGGAAAGCTTCACACGTTTTTGAATATGCGGAAGGACTACCCCTCCGCAGACCGCTTCCAAATCACAAATATAGAAACCACAGCCGCACCCGTCTATTTAGGGCGCGAAGAAAACAACCAATGGCTTTACGGCTCCAGCCTTGAAGTCAAATTTTATCTAAGGGGGAATTAATATGGCAGCTTACGGCTTGCTTACAATGTACAACCTGACCGCTTCTATCGGTGTATCCCAGGGATCGGATCCGCCCGGCACCTGGACTTATGCCGAACTAGCCGAGGGATTTGACAATATCGCGGAGGCTTTGAACGAGGTTGTTCAGCAATACTTTTTCTTATCGGACAAGGGATTCGCGAAAAACCACGTGACGGGAATGGCCCCGGCGTTTACGCTCACTGGGAAGCGCGTTGTTGGCGATCAGGCTCAGGATTACATTTTCAGTAAGAAATACGGACTGGATACCGACCGGCAGTCTTCTTTCCAGCTGAAGTATACCGATGCTCAAAGCAAAGAGGTCACTATTACCTGTGACTGCACCTTCTGCAATATTCAGGAATGGTCCGGTGCCAGTACCGATGACAGCGCGATTTCTGTGGAAATCCGTTTCGACGGAAAGCCCACGATCACGCCGGCGGCCTAAATAACACAAGGGGGCGGTTTATCCTCCCCCTTCTATTTTTTATAAGGAGGATAGCCTGATGTATACGCTTAGACAAAACGCTCTTTTTACCGATGAAATCGAGCTGCAAAAGAACGATGGAACCAGTGAGATCCTAAAAATTAAAATTGATATTTGTCCCGAGCTGGTAAAGAAATACCGGGAACTCCAAGTTCGGTTCGTGGATCTGCAAAAGTGTTCCAACAGTAACCCCGGAGACCTAAAGATTGTTGAAGATATTGGGAAAGCCGTTGTTGATGTGTTCTGCCTTTTATTCGGAGACGAGAACGCCAAAAAAATCATTGAATTTTATTCCGATGATTTTCAGCAGATGGCCTACAATCTTTTCCCGTATATTCAAAACGTTCTCGTACCTAAATTTCAGGAGGTTGCCCGTCAAAGAAAACAAGCATTTAAGCGGAGAGCGTGGAAATGAGACTGTATTCCCCTCTGAAAAAGAGGGTCAAATATAAGTTTGTGCCCGTGCGTTTAAATACCTCTTTTCGAACAGTGCTGAAATGCTATCAAGTGTTCTCCGACACGCTTTTGACAGATTTTGAAAAGGCCGAGGCCTGCTTATGGCTTTTAGTAAAATCAAAATTATTTCTGAAAATCCTGAAGCCTGACAAAAAAGCGGCTCTTTTTAATCTGATCTTCAAGGAATTTATTGACGTGTCAGATAAAAAAGCCGGAGGAGAAAAGTATTTCGATTTTAATCAAGACGCATGGGCCGTCTATTCTTCCTTTATGCAGTGCTACCATCTCGATCTGCTTGGCGCTGACAAAAACCTTCATTGGTGGAGCTTTACGGCGTTATTTAACGGTTTGTCTGATGATACGAAGATCATGCAGATCATTTCAATACGTTCCCGCCCCCTCCCCAAACCAACAAAATACAATGCAGAGGAACGCCGGCAGTTAATCAAGCTAAAGCAGCTGTACAAGCTTAATCTGTCAGAGGAAGAAAGAAAAAAGCAATTCCAAGATGGGCTTGCAAAAATCGCTGTTGCACTGCACACCCTGGCAGAAAGGCCGTAACGGTGATGATCGTGGATAAAATTAAGTGTCCGTACTGCGGTTATGTGATGCCTTTAAAAGTTGATCCTGATGCGAAATGCAAGGGCGTTTGGATTAAGTGTAAGGGCCGTAACTGCAAAAAGGAATTTGAAATAAAAATAGGAAAAGTCAAGTAGTGCCATTATGTGCCGATGACTTTCACTTGTGAGGTGATTTCATTGGCAGAAGGCAGAGTGGAATATGAAGTCAGGGCTGACACTAGCAAAGTCAAAAAGGATCTAGACGACGCTGAAAAAAAAGTAACCCAATCGTCAGAACAAACAAGCAAAGCGCAAAAAGAGGACTATAAGAGCACCGCCAAAGAGTTTAAAAAACAGTCTGATAATGTAGTAGACGATGCTAAAAGCGCAAATAGCAAAATTGAAGAATCAAGTTCGAATACCTCTGGCGCCATGCAGAAAATATTTGAGGGCGCAGCCATTAATATTGGCGGTTCTTTAGTTGACATGGCTAAAAACGCGATTTCCTCCATAGGAGAACTTACCGTAGGCTCTGCGATAAATTTTGATCAAGCAATGAATCAGTTTGCAGCCTCTACCGGAAAAAGCCAAGCTGAATTGGGTGAATACGAAGAAACTTTAAAAAGTATTTATACAAACAACTACGGGGAATCGTTCGGAGATGTTGCCGACGCTATGGCTGCGGTTACTCAGCAAATGGGTGATTTAGACCAAACCTCTCTGCAACATGTTACAGAAGGTGTCTTCGCATTATCAGATGTTTTTGAATCTGATTTTAACGAAACCTTACGTGGTGTGAATCAATTAATGGTTCAGTTCGGAATTTCCTCCGAAGATGCGCTTGACTTGCTTACTATCGGTAGTCAATTGGGTTTGGATTATACCGATGAACTTGGAGATAACATTGCCGAATATGCTGGAAAATTTGCTCAAGCCGGTTATAGTGCAGAAGAATATTTCCAATTACTTAAAAATGGAACAAAAAATGGCGCATACAACCTTGATAAAGTAAACGATTCAATTAATGAAGTAACCACACGGTTAGCAGATGGAACAATCAGCGGTGCGATAGGACGGTTTAGCACCGAAACCCAAAGTTTGTTTGAACAATGGCAAAATGGAGGCGCCTCTCAAAAACAAGTTATTGATTCCATTGTAGAAGATATTACTAATTGCACTAGCGAGCAGGAAGCTCTAACAATGGCAGCAACTGCATTTGGAACAATGGGCGAGGACGCAAACCTTGATTTCATCAAATCATTGTCTTCTGTTGGCGAAGAGTTCGACAACACAAAAGACAAAATGGAAGATCTAAAAAACGTCAAATATGACGATCTTGGATCAATGTTTGAAGAGATAAAACGGCAAGCGGAAACAGCACTGTTAGACGTTGGAAATGCGCTCATGCCCATTATTACTCAAATTCTTGACACCGTGGGCCCCATGTTATCAGGGCTATTTGATGGAATCGGGCCAGCTGTTGAAGGAATTACAACTCAATTAGCTCCATTAATTGATGAAATGCTCCCGAGAATGTTTGAGGCGTTCTCGCAGATCATGGAACCTATTGGAGAATTAGCTGAAACCCTTCTCCCGGTTTTTATGGAAGCGTGGGACACGATCTCTGAACCGCTTTCAAACTTGGTTGAAACGATCCTTCCTCCGTTATCAGAAATTTTAGAAACCGTGGTAGGGGCTATAGGACAAATCGCATCAGAAATCATACCAATTTTAGCCGAAGGACTTGCTATTTTAATTGAAAACATCACTCCTATTGTAGATGCGATTTTGCCGATCCTAGTAGAAGTTATCAATCAATTATTACCTCCTATCATGGAACTAATTTCTAATATAATGCCGGTGCTTCTTGACCTATTTCAATCAATTATTGAACCGGTATCACAATTAGCACAGACATTAATGCCGATATTAAAGGATATCATCGACGCATTAATGCCAGTTATTCAGTCGGTAATCGATGTTCTTTCGCCTTTGATTGAATTGTTTTCTCAGTTAGTTGGACAAATCATCAGCGCAATTATGCCAGCAATTCAAAAACTTGCAGAAATCTTCGGTACCGTATTGGCTAAGGCTATAGAACTGATTTCCCCTATTTTAGACGGGTTGATGGACGTTTTCGGAGGATTAATTGATTTTATTTCCGGTGTGTTTTCTGGAAACTGGGAGCAGGCATGGAACGGAATTGTCGATATGTTCAAAGGGATTTTCAACTTAATCCCGACCATTATTGAATCCATTTTAAACGGTGCTATTTGGATAATCAATCAATTAATTGGAGGAATTAACGCACTGACCGGCGCAATCGGTATCCCAGCAATCCCTACTATTCCAGATGTCACGCTGCCCCGTTTCCATACAGGCGGTATTGTTGATTTTGCGATGGGAGAAGGTCCCGCCTTATTAA